GAACATGTTCAACGCCTGCATTGCGGCCATCATGTCAGGTGCTGCTGGCGGAGCTTGCGGGATGGTGTTGCCCATCTCGTCCATCATCGGCTTCTGCTGCTGTGGCGTGAACGCCTTCGCGAGCGCCGCAACGGCCTGGGCTCTCTGATACTCGGCTTGCGCCACGTTCTTGTCGACCGTCGATGCCTGAACCAGCTGTTCGAGCCGAGCCATGCGCTGCTGCATCTGCTGCACAACCGGGTCCGGCTGTGTCGCCTCGTCGATCATCTTGAAGAGACGTTCCTTATTCGGTGCGTTCGAGAGTTCGATCAGCACTTTCGGCGGAACCGCATTCGGACCAAGCTGCGAAAGCGTCTGCAGCAACTCCTCGTTCATCGTGATGACGTCCGGGCCTTCTTCCATGATGATGTCGACATCGATCATGGCGACGACGTTCTGGCTCACGGCCTGCCCGGTCTGCGGGTCTATGTTATACTGATTGAGACCGATGAACTGCGGAGCGTCGTTCTCGTCCGTGATCCTGATCCACTTCTCAGCGGTCCAGGACTGCTTGATGCGCGACCAGAGCTTGCGATAGACGCGCAGCTTCCAATCCCTGTTGCGCTCGAACACGGGAGACAATTCGGTCATTCCCGAGTCACGCTGAGCGAGGATCGCTCGTCCCGACTGATCTGCGACACCGCCACCCTTGCCGATAAGGCCAGGATTTGGCCCGAGGTTTTCGAGTGAGGCCTGCGCCTGCTCGAGCAATTGCAACTGCCCGGCAACGTCCATCGAGTGGTCGACAATGCCGACCTCGTTACCCCAATCTCCGTCGTGCTCGATCATGCCGTCGGGCTTCGCGAGTTCTGATCGCGTCTTGTCGACGTCTTCGAGCGTGCCACGGCGGAAGTGAAGCTGCTTGGTCGTGAACAGGTGCAAGGCCTTGGACCGGCGATGGTTAGCCTCGTCCTGCATCGGCTTCATGCTGCGGATTGGGCCGTAACGGTTGCCTCTCTCGTCCACATAAGGCGACCAGGCCGCGTACGGGCAATCCGGCTTTCCTTCGTCATCGAGATACGGCGAAACTCCCCCGTCGAGCATCACTTCGCCGACGAAGTAGCAATACGTCCACCCCCGCGGTGTCTTCTCCCAGAACTCGACAACGCGAACGCGGCGGCTTTCGAACTCCGCCCATGCCGTCTCCTGGTTCTGATCGACACGGGAGAGAATTCCGCCGGCGGCAACACTGTCGATGATCTGCTGGAGCTGTTGCGCCTTGTCCGGCCATTTCTCCTTGGCGTCGTCGATGTCCATCCAAAGATGCAGGCCCATGTAGCGCGCATCTTCGAAGTCTGGACGTTTCGAGCGAGGGTCGTAGAAGAAGCGATCGCTCTGAACGGATTTGATCTCGGGATCAGGCCCGGTCATGCCCTGCTTGATGCCGACGAAGCAGACACCAATCCCCCGCACCAGCCCGTCATGCGTGCCGGCCGAACCTACGAACTCCCAGCGGTTGATGTCGCAGGCATAACGCATGCCTGCCGTCGCAACGTCTGCCGACTGCTCGTCATTCGGCGTGCGCGGATAGCCTTTTGGGTCACGGCGCATGCGCTGCTCGACGCCGACGAGGAAATCAATCTTGCGCGCAATGCGGTTGTCGAAGATCGGCGCCTGACCGCGCTTTCTGAGCTTCCGGGCTTCTTCCTCTGTCCAGTGCCCCGTGCTGTTGTAGTAGCCCTCATGGACAAGCTGCTCGTTGATTTCAAACTGCTTGTTCGTCTCGTAGGCCGTGAACCATTTGCGGTATCGGCCAAGGTCGGGCGTGAACGCTTGCGCCTCTGCCGGAACGAGGGCGGTGCTTGGAGTCATCGAGACTTCCATCCGTCGCTATTCCTATCCTCGTTCAATCGCTTGTAGCCGCTGGCTTGGGCCGTCGTGGGTGCTGGCGCCTTCCGAGACCATGGACGTGACATGCAGGCGTACCGCCCCTCGTCGCCCGCGTGGTCTTCACCGTCCGTATCGATGTCTTCCGGCCTTGTTTGGTCGTGTTGCAGAGCTGGCACTGTCCGAATGAAGTCCAGACAGTTCGAGAAGACCGCCATCATTGGCCGTCCCTCCTCGTCGCCGATCATCCGTTGTCGAACCTGATCCCAACCGCCCATTGCTCCGCGAGCCGGCACTCGTGCATTGTCAGCACGCCGGAAGAGCAACGACCTGTTCTTCGATCTCGCTGCATCGCGCATACGATCTGCTATCGACGGTCCGCCATCGGCTGTGAACGCTGCCGGATCAAGGACGCGGTAATCGATCTTCTCCGTTGTCGGCTCGCGGTCGACCAAGCCAAGAGCGACCTGCTCCGCCGTAAGCTTTAAGCCTGTGTTCGGCTTCCCTGTCTGCATCCCGTACCATTCGCGGTAACGCACAAGGCATCCGCGCGGCAGAACGATCTTGCGCCCCAATGCTGTCTCGGCCTCGAAGTCGTCGCTTACGACGGTCCACCATCCGAAGCTGAACGGCTTTGCTGATCCCCAGTCACCAGACATCAGCTTCGTCCAAAGCTCAGGCACGGCAAATGGCCGGATCACGTGCCGTTCAGTTGCCCAGCAATCGAAGAACGCGCCTTCAATGACGTCCCAGTCGCCAAATCGCATCGCCTGGACGAGTGATTTTGACCCCAGTCCCGAAAGCTTCTGCTCATAGCCGGGATCGTCCGTCGTCATTGACGGGTTGTCTTCGAGAACGGCGCGTATGAACTGGCGCTTCATGCCTCCGTCTTCGGGCTCCATGTCCCTTACGGCATAGCTTTCGGCACCATCAACGAAGGTCGACTTAACCCAGAGATGACCGACGTTCCCAGGGTTGGCGCCCGCGAGAATACGGGGAAATCTGCGCTTCCAAGCCTCTTGGAGCTGGACACCGACCATACGAACGCGGGAGCGGAGAAAGCGATACATGCTTTCGGTGAAGTGCGTGAGTTCGTCGATCAGCAGGACGTGTATTTCGGCGCCCTGATATTTGTAGATGTCCTTCTCATCCTTGCAGTGGCAGAGATAGATCTTCGATCCGTTCCAAAATCTAATCTCATCATCAACAATGCGGACGAACCCGCACAGAACCCACGGCGCCAGCATAGCGCGAAAGCCTTTCGGGCCTTCCATGTGGTTCTTGATCAGATCTTCGCGAACGCGGCGGAACAGATAGACCTGCAATCCTGGTATCGCTGAGCACCAGAGCGTTGCCGCGACACGCACAAGGTGCGATTTTCCCCCGCCTGCAGCACCCCCGTACAGAACCTCTGTCGCATCCGTTTCAAGCGCGAGCGCCTGCTTCGGATGAAGCGTAAGATTAATCTCTGGCGATAAAATGGAGGTACTCGTCGAAAAACGAGACGAACTGCGGTTTCGTCGGATCCGGCATCGTCGTGATCAGATCAAACGATCGACCGTTGCGCCTGACCCGTCTCCAAGTCGCGCTCCCTGTCGAGGAGCAGACACAAACGGTCCCCCCTGCCTGCAGGTAGGCCTCTTTGGCCATGCGCATCGCTTCGCTTTTCCCGGTCATCGAGGAATTCCTATTCTTTTCTCGAGAGAGAGATATTGAGCACAGGGACGAGCGGGGCGCCGTCTTTGCCCGTAAGTTCGCTCTTTTCCACAATGAGGCCGAGAAGCTTGGCCTTCCCCATCGTCGCGGAAACAGCGGCCGAGACTGCACGAGGGTTGGAAATCGCGATTGCGCGCGCTTCCTCTAGCTCTTTTACAAGGCTGTCCACGGTCACCTCATGCTTTATGGCAGCCGCCGCTTGTAGCTCGTGCAACCTTGCCGTTACCTTGCCGTTGTCCATGACCTCCTTGGCCTTCCGCCAAACGGTCTCTTCTTTCATGTTTGAGGCGTTGTATGACCGTCGGTATGCCTCCGAGGCATTTCCGGTCTCTATATATGCTTGGGCGAACGCTTCCTGCTTTGGCGTCAAGTCGAAGGTCATCGGTAATCACAGCAAATGTCTGGATCTTGAAAGCGCGAGGCCTGGACGTTGAAGCTGCCCTCTATCGCTCCAGCGCCAGACCCCGTTGACACCCAGCGATAACACCAGCGCCCGCCATGATCTGGCGTAAGATCCAGGAAGTAATTGCCGATCGATGCCTTCTGCAATTCGACATCAGTTCCGTAGGCATACGTTTGCTTCTTTCCGCACGGTGAAAAGATCTGAGCCTCGACCGTGTCAGGATCAACGAAGTTTCCCGTGGCCTGATCTTGGAATGCTGTCGTCAGTCTCAACGGCTGGCCTGGTGCTATCTTTCCCGGTGTTATCACAGGCGACCTCCGCCAACGCTAATATGCGTGAGAGACGACCCCCTGGCTTGGGTTCTTCCAATGTTGGCCCCTGCCATCGTCATCGTTCTTTTTCCGCTGAAAGCTGCTGGAGTGTTGGCGTACCCACCGTCACCGATCCGCGCCAGAACTCTCGCTGCAACGTGGGCCGTTGCGATAAGCGACACATCCTCAAGAACTATTCCCAGAACGGCCTGGGGATCTCGCGCCATCGTTGCCGACAGCGTCGAATCGTCAAGAACCGTCCCCACCCCACCCGCTATGTCGAGTGAGCCTGTCGCGGCGATAGTGATGTCAGAAAGCGTGATGCCGGCACTACCCGCGAGAGCGAGTGCGCCAGTTGCAATTAGAGTTGCGTCGCCGAGTGTTGCGCTGACCTGGCCGCTGATCGCCAGCGTCCCGGTTGCATTGCCTGTCGCATCATCAAGCGTGACCGCGAGAAACCCTGTGTTCCCCGTGTCGGTATTGATAACGCCGCCAATCGGCGCGCCAATGTAATTACCGATCATGCGCCGTGGCTTCTGGCAGTGCGTTGGTCATGAAGGCCAAGGCGATGCGGGAAGCATCGCGATGAGTTCAGGGATTGTGGGCTGAGGAATTGCGCCCGATTTAACCGCATCGAGCGCATCAAAAGCCGTCACCCATACAGCGCTGCGCCAATTAATGAACGATTGCGCGTCGTCGGCATATGCCGCGTTTGGGTCAGTGGCGTAGCCCGCAAGCGCAAATCCATTCTCGTAGCGACGCTTCCGCGCAACAGCATCGACGTGCGTCTGGACGGCTGCGCTGTAATCATCAAGCGTCTCAACGCGCTCAATCGTGACCACACGGTCGCCCTCAACGCGGTATTCTGTGATCATACATATTGGCCTCCGGTTGCGGATGTGCCCGCTGTTGGCCCTGGATACGTGTTGCCGCTATTCGCGATCGTCGCGTTCATCGTGACATCGTATTTCTTGCCACTCGTCACGGAACCTGAGAACGTCTCAACGCCGTTGCGAAGGTTGGCGCCGTTGGTTGCGTAAGCCCAGGTGATGAAGGTCGGATTGCCCGTGAGCGTCGTGGTTGTTCCGCCCCCGTAGTAGACGGCGTTGTT